TACTAATTATATTCCTTTTATGAGGTTGACAGCGGCAGAAAGAAGAAGTGTAGTGGAGAATTTATTAGATATTAATGTATTTTCAACAATGAATACTTTGTTAAAGGGAAAGAAATCTCTGTTGAATGAACAATTAAGAGTAATTGAAGGTAAAATGGAAATTCTAAAAGAAAAAATAGACCTTCAAAAAGATCATGTAAAACTGATGGAAAATCAAAAAATAAAGAAAGAACAAGAAACAGGAAATAAACAAAAAGAATTGAATGACAAGAAAAATAAATTATCATCAGAAATAGAAATATTAGAAAAAAATATAGAAGAAAATTTAAATAAAATTTTACATAAAGATAAAGAACAAAATGTTTTAAATACATTAACTTCTGATTTGTTGCTATTGTCAAAATCAATATCAAAGATTGAAAAAGAGATAAATTCTATTGAAAAACTTTCAACTTGTTTTGTTTGTTCTCAAGATGTTGATAATGAGTTAAAAGAAAAATTAAAATTAACAAAGATACAAGAATTAGACAAACAAAATAAAGACTTTTCTACTATAGAAGAATCATTAAGTAAATTAAAAGAAAAAATCAAAAAATATGATGATATTCAAGAGATACTAAAAAAAGATAGATCAGAATTATCAGAAGCTAAAGCATCTATTAGAGCAATAGATCAGCAACTAAATGATATAAAAGTTTCTGTTACAGATATAGCACAAGAAGAGATTGATGCCCTTAAACAAAAGATGAATATTTATATTGATCAGGGTAAAGAATTAATAAAAGAAAAACAAGAAATAAAAGACAATCTACATTATTACAAAATTGCTTTATACTTACTAAAAGATTCCGGAATTAAAAGTAAAATTATTAAACATTATTTACCAATAATGAATAAAGTAATTAACAGATATCTATCAGAGATGAATTTTTTCGTTCAGTTTGAACTGGATGAAGAATTCAAAGAAACGATTAAAAGTAGAAATAGAGATATATTTTCATATGAAAATTTCAGTGAAGGAGAAAAAAGAAAAATCGATCTAGCTTTGTTGTTTGCTTGGAGAAAAATATCACAAGTAAAAAACTCTTTAAATTGTAATCTATTGATATTTGATGAAATTTTAGACGGAAGTCTTGATGATAATGCAACAAAACTTCTTTTGAGTATATTGGAAATGATAGATAATGATTCCAATATCTTTGTAATATCACACAAATCAAAGGATATTCTTCAAGATAAATTTGAAAATAATATCATGTTCAAGAAGAAGAAAAATTTTAGTAAAATTTCCCATGACTAAATACTTGCAATGTTGTTTGGCTTTGCTAAGATTGGGGTGCCATTTCCCCTATAGGAGATTTGATCGCTATGGCTAGACGAGCAACTTTGTCCAGAGGAAGAAACCCTTCTACTGTTATTTTGGGCGAAGAACCAACTTTTGATGGGTCTTTATCAGAAGAAGATTTGATTTGGGAAATCAACAAATCAATGAATTGGTATAGGAATAATTTTAATCATTCAAAATATAAGAATGCATTAAAAAATTACATGAAGTCTTCTGGTTTTTCAGAAGATGATATCACAAGAGCAATAACTGCACCAAAGAAAGAATTTGAATGGGAATATGCTGGAATATATTCTCATATTTCAAATACGTCTTCTATTGATTTACCTATATCTACTCAAAATTCATTAGACAGTTCTATCAAAAGTTTGATCTCTAAAGGATCTGTAAAATCTACTAAGAGTGTCAATGTAAACGTACAGGAAAACATCAAGAATAAAGTTTCTGAAATAATTGCAGATCTTGAAAGTCATATCGATGATGCAGTAGAAATTTTTCTTGGCAGAAAAAAGGGAAAGACAATAGATATTGCAGATTGGATTAAAGAAAATCAAATCAAAGGAATTCATGCTTCTAGAATGGTTGCTTTTTTTAAGCAAAGAGAAGAAGAACTTTCTTTGGCTCTTTCAGGAGACGATCCAGATCTAAAAGAAGGATACTCACACTTCAAAAAGGCTTCGTTGAGAAAGTATCGAGATTTCATCTCTGATCTTGTTGGTTTTCTAAACGAGCAAAGTAAGATAGCAAAGACTCAAAGAAAACCAAGAGCCAAGAAGAAGAAGAGTCCTCTGCAACTTGTGTCTAAACTCAAATACATGAAAGAACACGAAGGACTTAATCTTAAGTCTGTCGATCCAAAGAAAATCATAAATTCATCTCGAGTTATTGTATACAATCCAGAAAAAAGAATTTTGTTTTTTTATGAAAGTTCTGAATTGACTGATGGTTTAAGTGTTAAAAATTCTAAGATTGTAAATTTTGATGAAAAGAAATCTTCAAGAAAAAGAGTAAGAGATCCAAAGATTCTCATGAATGGTGGTAAGTTCACAGGGGGTCTTAGGGCCACTACAAACGCATACAAAGACATCAGATCCAAGGAATACCCTGTTACTGGAAGACTAAACGAAGAATGTATTATCGTACAGGTTCTCAATAGATGATTTTAATTGACAATACACAAATTATTTTATCAACAATTTTTACACAATATTCTTATTCAGAAAATAAAGAAGAATTTTTTTCTGAAAATACAGTTAGACATATTGTTCTAAACACATACCGAATGTATAAGCAAAAATTTGGTTCTACATACGGGAATCTTGTTATATGTGATGATGCAGGAGATTCCTGGAGAAAGGAAAGTTTTCCCTATTACAAGGCATCAAGAAAGAAGAAAAGAGAAGACGGACAACATGATTGGTCTGTTATCTTCGATTCGATGAACAGAATCCGAACAGAAGTCCGGGAAAACTTTCCATACAAGGTTATGTGTATTGAACGATGTGAAGCAGATGATGTGATTGCAGTACTAGCTACAAAATATCACATGACCGAAAAGGTTCTAATTATCTCAAGTGATAAAGATTTTCAACAATTACAAAGATATCCAAATATCAAACAATATAGTCCTGTTCATAAAAATTTTATTTACTGTGAAAATCCTCTTAACTTCTTACGAGAACACATTTTAAGAGGAGATTCATCAGACGGTATTCCAAATATTTTGTCAGATTCTGATACTTTTGTTATAGATAATAAGAGACAAAAGCCATTGTCTCAGAAAAAAGTCGATATAATGAAAGAAAACGTACCAGAGCATTTACAGGAAAATTTTGATAGAAACAAGTTATTGGTAGATCTGACAATGATTCCTGCTGATTATCAAAAAACAATTTTAGATGAATATAATAAACCACCGGAGGTACAAGGAAAAGAAAAACTATTTAACTACTTTATGGAGCATAATCTTGCTTCTCTCATGGAAACTATTGAAGAGTTTTAAAAATGAAAACACAAAAATATATTGGTGAAATCCTGTCTTTGGTTGCACAACAACAAGACGAAAATAAAAAAATTAAAATACTTAAAGATAATAAACACACCGGAATTCCACAATTATGCAGATTTGCATATGATCCGAACTATGTCCCTCTCATAAGAGAAATGCCAGATTACAAGGAAGACGATTCTCCTTATGGTTATTCGTATTCGAATCTACTAAAAGAGTATCATAGAATCAATTACTTTTTTGATTATCCCGATAAACATAAAGCATGGAAGATACACTTAGGAAGAATGAGAAGAATACTACAAGGTATTTTATCAAGAATACACTGGAGCGATTCTGCAATTCTTGTTGCAATACTAACAAGAAGAGAAATACCAAACTTACCTTTGGATTTAGCTATAAAAATTTATCCAGAATTATCTTATCTTGAAAATAAGGAGACAATAGAAGAAAAGTCATGAAAAAAAGTAGAAACTATGAATATGAAGATATGGATGAGCGAAAGCAAAAGAAAAACCATAGAAAAATGATTCAAAGAAAACAAAGACATGATAATCGCAAGAATTTGAATGAAATTGTTGATTCTTTGAATTATGGAATTAATGATTTGGAAGAATTTAACGAATTTGAAGAGGAAGATAATTATGAGCGATAATAAAAAAATGTATTTTCCTATTACACCTGAAAAATTCAAAGAAATGGTAAATAATGGTGAAATAAACTTAAAAGATATGACAAAGAAAACTGATGCTTCTGAAGAAGAAAAGAAACCTTCTTTTATAGAGAAAGCAAAATCTTTTGCAAAATCTATGGTATCAAGAGGTATCGATGATAAAAAATGCAATCAAAAAACCAAAGAACTTAGAATGCTGAGTTGTCATGGTGATCCTTCAAAAAATATACCTCCCTGTCCTAAAAGAAAAGGAAGTATAAAATTCCAAGATTCTTTTTACTGTGGTGCATGTGGATGTGGTGATAAAAAAATGACACAATTAATTAATATTATGGTTGACGGGAAGGAAACTTATTCTAAACTAGATTATCCTACAGTTCAATGTCCATTAAAAATGCCAGGATTTTCTAATTATAAAATCAATGATTATAATTCTCGCAAAGAGATGATTGAGAAGGATTTATCTTTAGAATATGTTATTGAAAACAGTAAATAATAATTTATAAAGGACTATATTATGGTAAAAACATCTATGAAAATTTCAAAAACAACTTTTGATATTCTTAAAAACTTTTCTAATATAAATTCAAATATTTATGTTCAAAATGGAAATGTCTTAGGAACAATTTCTCCTATTAAGACCATTCTCGCAGCAGCAGAAGTAGAAGAAACATTCGACACACCATTTGGTATTTTTGATTTATCTAAGTTTCTTGGAACTGTGTCTCTTTTTGATGATCCAGATTTTACTTTTCATGAAAAATATGTAACTATTTCTGATGATAATAGAAGTATTAAGTATCATTATTGTGATCCACAACTTCTAACCATTCCTACTCAAAAATTAGAAATGCCAGAGGTCAATGTTTCTTTTGAATTGACACAGAACGATCTTGGTGAAATTAGAAAAGCATCAGCAGTCCTTGGTGTGTCTGATATTACATTCAGAAAGAACAACAACGAAGAACTAGAAGTTCTTGTTCATGATAAGTCAAACACTACAAGTGATTCGTTTACCATAAATCTTGGAGATACAGATTGCCCATCTAATTTTTCTATGAATCTTCTCTCTGATTACTTAAAAATTATCTCAGGTGACTATACTGTAGATTTGAGTTCAAAGAGAGTTGCAAGATTTACACATAACAATCTTGGTGTTGTTTATTGGATCGCACTAGAAACGGATTCTACTTTTGATGAATGAAATGGAAACAACAAAAGATCAATTCCTATTTGTTGAGAAATATAGACCCCAGAAAATCAAAGAATGTATTTTACCAGAAAGACTGAAAGAACCATTTGAAAAAATGGTTCTTTCTGGTGAACTACAAAATCTTTTACTTTCTGGTGGTCCTGGTTGTGGGAAAACAACCGTGGCGAAAGCTCTCTGCAATGAGATGAAAGCTGATCATATAATCATAAATTGTTCTGAAGATGGAAACATAGACACACTTAGAACAAAGATAAGAAATTTTGCCAGCACTATTTCTTTATCAGGTTCTAAGAAAGTTGTAATACTTGATGAATTTGACTACTCAAATCCGAATAGTATGCAACCTGCCCTTCGTGGTTTTATGGAAGAATTTTCCAAGAATTGTAGATTTATTTTAACATGTAACTACAAGAACAAGGTCATATCGCCTCTACACTCGAGGTGTACTGTTATTGATTTTACGTTTAGTAAGCAAGATAAACCAGAATTATGCAATCAGTTTTTTGAAAGATGTAAATTTATTCTTGAAAATGAAGAAATACCATATGATGAAAAGTCTTTGGCGAAATTTATAGTAAAATATTTTCCTGATTTTAGGAGAATATTGAATGAATTACAGAGACAATCTTTAACAGGAAGTATAAACGAATCTATTCTATCGAATGCTATAAACGATAAAATTAATTCTCTTTTTTCTTCTATGAAAAAGAAGGATTTTAGTGCAGTGAGAACGTGGATTTCTCAAAATTCTGATAACGATTCTGTTCTCATTTTTAGAGGAATTTTTGATCTTCTAAACGAAAAATTAGAAGAGTCTTCTATTCCAACAGCAATACTGATATTGGCAGAATATCAATATAAAGCAGCATTTGTTGCAGATCCTGAAATCAATATATCAGCATGTTTAGTTCATATGATGATGGAAGTTAATTTCAAATGAATGTTTTTTCTTTTATAGATTCTATAACTTATAGTAAAAAAAATCTATTAGAAGAAGATTTTTCTTCTGAAAAGGAATATATTCCTTATTTGGTAAATAAGCACTTATCTTTATTCCCTGATACTATTTTTTATTCGAATAATATGAATAAATACGGTTTTTTATCCAAAAAATATCAGTATGATTATCTAAGATTTTCTATCAGAAAGAGAAAAAGATACACAAAATGGCCCAAAAAGGAAAAAAACACAGAGATAGATTGTGTGTCAGAATACTATGATTGTTCTAAAAGAAAAGCCAAAGAGTATGTATCGATATTATCCAAGGATAAATTGGATAAAATATGCTCTATTTTGGAAGGCAAAAAAGGATAAAATATAAATAATGTGAAAATAACATAATAATATAAGGGAAAGTAGGTTATGAATAATAAAATAACACCAGATGATCTTCTGGAAGTGACCTTTGACGATCAAGAGAATTTTCTTAAGATTAAAGAAACATTAACTAGAATAGGAATTTCATCTAAAAAAGAAAATAATTTATACCAATCTTGTCATATTTTGCACAAAAAAGGTAAATACTATATTGTTCATTTCAAAGAAATGTTTCTTTTAGATGGATTAGAATCTGAATTTAGTGAAAATGATATAGGAAGAAGAAACAAAATAGCACAATTATTAGAAGAATGGAATCTTTTAGAAATAGTTAATCCTATAAAAGAATCAGATCCAGTAGCATCTGTTAATCAAATTAAAATAGTACCATACAAAGAGAAAAAAGACTGGAATTTAATTTGTAAATATCATATAGGAAGAAAGGTATGAACGCAGGAACTTTTGACATATATGTAGATAAGCAATCTGAATTTTATGTCGAATTTGAATATGTTGATTCTAATGATATTCCTATAGAAATAACAGATTTAGTTTCATTTGAGGTTCGAAGATCATCTGTTGTTAATAAAAATTTGTTTTCTGTATATAGTGATGCTTCAGTATCAGAAGATGATGAATTTTATTCCGAAACTAATTACAATATAGGTAATATTATAATAAATAATAATGTAGTAAAAGTTACTATTTATACTGATACGATTTCTAGAATTTATCCAAATCAATATTTTTATTATTTAAAAATACATAGTACAGATGATACAAAAACATTACTCAAAGGAAAATTTGTAACGGATACACCATGAATAAATTAAAAATAAGAATTTATCATGATAATAAAATATATGTAAATAGAAGTGAAAAAAACACAATAACTATAAAAAATCTAGGATTGAAGCAATATATTGTTTTTTGTCCTTGATTTTTGTATTATAAATATAGTAAGGTATATAACAAGGGAAAGATATGACATATAACGTACCAGACATTTTATATTCTAAAATTAGAATAAAAAGATCACTAATATCTGGTGAAACTCCGAATTCTCTTGAACTTGGAGAATTGGCTGCAAATGTTCCTGATAAAAAATTATGGATTGGTGATGAAACCAATAACCCTGTAGAATTTGTTTTATCTGGTTCTTCTGGTCCAGGATCAGGTCAAACTTATTCTGAGGGTGTTGGTATATCTATTTCTAGTGGAAATGTTATCAGTATAGATTTAAGTGATAATCAGATACCTAGTAAAAGTATGAATACTAGAATATTAAACCCACCAAATAATAGTAGTGGTGTTTTATATTGGTCACAAGAATCAGATTCATGGCAAATAAGAAATATAGAAGAATATACAGGATCTGATACAATTGATGTGATTAATAATGAAATTTCGGTTAAAGATCAAAGTATAGGATTGCAGCATCTTGCCGAGCCCCCGAACCTATTCCAACAGGAAAACTTGATAATAAAATGGCAATCTGGTGGTTGGTTTTATGGAATAGATCAGTCTGGTGGTTCTGGTGGGGGAGGCGGAATAACATTTTCTGATTTGTTTTCCTGTATAGGAGGAGTATACGGAAATCAGTGGTATATAGATGGAGGCAATTCTTCTAATAATTTCTGTGATACTTCTGCTTCGGGATCTGATACAGGTTCCGTGTACACCGAAGGATTTGGAATTGATATATCAACAGACAATGAAATATCAGTTGACGTAAATCAACTCGGAATAATAGAGTACACTGGAGTAGGAGATGTAATTATATCAACAGATAATGAAATATCTGTAGAATTTACTTCTTTGAGCACTCATCTTATACCAGATACAAATATAACTTGGGACTTAGGGA